GTCCATGTCACAAACGACCAAGCTCTCCTCGTTACTCAAACCGGCATTCCCCCAGTCGGTCTAGCGTTCTCCGTGCTCCCGTTTGTCGCGCCGTTTACTGACGACGGGACTACTGCGGGGAGCCCAGACCTGAACGTTGATGGGTCTGTAACCCCCGTGGAATTCTGGGTTCCGGCAGATCCGGAAAGCGACATCTACATTACTGGGCTGTCGTTCGCTATCGGATACGGCACTAGCGCACAACCATTCCAATTCGCGGACGGCGCGGCCCTTACTAACGGGCTTCGGCTATTTTACGACTCCATCTACGGGGATAGCGACATCTTCGCTGCGATCAAAGATAACTTAGGCGCACTGACCCCAGGCATCTCGATCAACGGGTTTGTACCAGGAGACTGGGAGATCCGGGGAGTTGGGGCGCTCAACGACTACGGGTACGTGGTTGGATTCGAGATGGCTAAACTGGTCCCTGGCGGGGTAAAGCTTGGCGCGGGAACAAACCAAAGACTCGTGTTTGAGGTGCGAGACAACCTATCTGTCGTCGTTGATAACTTAACCGTGAATGCCTTCGGGTATAAACGGCTGCCTACCGGATGAGGCGCCAGTCGTACCGCGCCCTCTGCACCACCACCCCCTCCAGCAGAGCCCCTTAAGAAAACTAAGAAACCTAAAAAGCCAAAGAAACCAAAGAAGTAGCCATACCATTCGGTCCAATATAATTTCGGGCGTATAATCCACCCATGACTACAATCGTTTGGGATGGAAAACAACTAGCTTCTGATTCTCGCAGTATCTCTGGAGGCACCATAGACTCTGGGGTTTGCAAGAAGATCTTCAAAGATAAGACAGCTACCTGGGCACTTGCCGGAGACTACGCTCAGTCCCTGGCAGTTATGAAGTGGATCAGTGAAGGTAGAGATCCGGCCGAAGAGCCCACATTCTCTATTCCCGAATACGAAATACTTATGGTTAGAAACGGTACCGGTTACGTTTTTTCTGGCGAGACCCACGGATGCGAGCACAATCCACCAGTAGCGTTAGGTACCGGTAGAGAATTGGCACTGGGTGCCTTGGCAGGTGGGGCTAAGCTCAAAGATGCTGTAGAAGCGGCATGTAGCTTAGATCCCAATTCGGCACCCCCAGTTAAGGTAGTGAAAACATGAAAGCTTTTCTGACACTTTTCCTAACTCTAATTCTTGTAACAGGCGCAGCATTCCTGGGCTATAAGCCGATTGCTGGACCCATCACCTTACCTATCGTAGAGAACCCACCCGCCCTGGTATGTGAGCTACTGGTAGGAGACGATCAGGTATACCGGATGGACCCAAGGCCACAGGTGGGTTGCTATTCAGACAAGGTCGGGATATTCTTCTGGAACTTTTGGGACGGAGACAGATGGGTAGGATTTCAATCAACTACCTGGCCTGGTAAGGCATCTGGCTATATGTTTAGCGTTGCGTCCGAAGTTAAGGTAGTATTCGTATCACTTGAAGGAGAAACCGCAGAGACCCAGATATTAGCGGAGAACACGCTATTCGACCGGTACTGCAGACAACCACTGTGTCTTGGAGTATAATCGCCCCATGGGAACCAATACAAAATTACTGTCATGCGCCGAAGAGATCGACCTGTTAGCTGAAGAATACTTCAATGACTGCGAATCCTCTTCTCCACCACGACCACTTACAATTCCAGGACTCGCCTATGCCCTGGGTTTTTCAGCTGCTGGATCTCTCGGCAAGTACCGCAAGGCAGAAGGGTACGAGGAATTCCATGACGCTATGAACCGCGCCTGCCTGCGGGTAGAGCAATTCAACGCGGAATGTCTGTTTGGTAAAGGCTCCAACGTCGCCGGCCCAATATTTGCTCTTAAGAATATGGGTTGGAAGGACAAAGAAGAGCAACGCCCACAAGACATCCACATCCACGTAATCGGTGAAGCCAAAGGATTATAGAGACCCCACGCTCTTATGAATGCCATAGTCGAGCCACCTCCGTTTAAGCATACTAATCAGCAGCTGAAGGCTATGAGCGTCCTCAGTTCTGACGCTTCAGACTGTGGTTTGGGTGGTGGATCTCGATCTGGTAAGACCTTCCTCCTGGTGTACGCAGTAGTAACCCGGGCTCTCATGTACCCGAATTCTCGCCACGCTATCCTCCGATTCAGACAGAACGCTATTATCAAAGCGGTGGTACGAGATACGTTCCCCAAGATGATGGACCTGTGCTATCCCGGGCTCTACGACGAGAGACGGCTGAACAAGACTGACTGGTTCTACACAATGCCGAATGGTTCTGAGGTCTGGTTTGGTGGACTGGACGACAAGGAACGTGTGGAGAATATCCTGGGTAACGAGTACTGCACCATGTATTTCAATGAGTGCTCTCAAATCCCATGGCAATCTGTCAAGCTCGCATTGACTCGTCTTGCTCAGAAGATACCTGGGGCCAAGCTCAAAGCTTACTACGATTTCAACCCACCATCTAAGCGTCACTGGACGTACAAATTCTTTATCGAGAAGGCTGTACCAGATACAGGTAAACCGCTACTGAGCCCAATGAATGTGGCGTTCCTGTACATGAACCCACTGGACAACGAGGAGAACCTGGACCCCGCATACCTGCAGCGGCTTGCAGAAATGCCTGACAAGGAGCGCAAGCGTTTCTTCGAGGGACAGTTCTCAGATGAAGACAACGACGCACTGTGGAACGATGAAATGCTGGAGTCAGTACGGATCACAGATGATAAAGATCTACCAGACATGTTACGACTCGTAATAGGAGTTGACCCATCAGGAGCATCAGATGACGACCCAGACTCAAGATCAGATGAAATTGGTATTATTGCAGCCGGACTCGGAGTGGATGGCAGGGGCTACCTACTGGAGGACATATCCGGTAAATTTGGCCCCGCTACCTGGAGTAAGATTGTCGGTGACGCATTTCAACGGCATCAAGCAGACGCAGTTGTTGCTGAGTCCAATTTCGGTGGGGCCATGGTTAAATTTACCATTGAAGCCGGAAATACAAGTGGGGAAAATATTAATGTCAAACTCGTCAACGCCTCCCGTGGAAAGGTTGTACGAGCTGAGCCCATCGCAGCACTGTATGCCCGTGGCAAAATCTCTCATGTAGGGTATTACCCAGAAATTGAGGAGCAAGCCTGCTCATTCCACCCGGATGGGTATAAGGGGATGAAGTCTCCAGATAGGATGGACGCAGTAATTTGGGCGTTCACAGAGCTGTTCCCAGGACTGGTAAAGGACATAAAGCACACGTCAACCCGACCCGTTAAGGTTCTGGCCAACCAAAACAAAGCGAGTAACTACGGGCACGTCGGGACGCCGGGTCTACCCAACAGGGGACGACCGTGATAATATGCGGATTAATATTACTGAAATTTCAATGTAGGACTTGGAAATGACCGGAACAGTAAAGAAGATAGCGGGTCTGGGCAAAGCGCCAACTATGCTGGACGACGCGTCTCAATACGACTCTGCAGACCTAATTCCGCATAAGGGCCATTTCCACAAGAAAGACGGCACCAAGCTTTCCGGACAACCCGGGACGTACGGTGGAGAGAAAACTTTACAAGATACTCCTCCAGATGAGGAGGACGTAATCCAAGAATCTATTAAGGCCCAACGCAAGTCCTTGAAGCGCGGGAAGGCTAAGACAAGCTCCGCGAACACCATGCTGTCCACTTCTGGCGGCACGGCTTCACACAGGTTAGGGTAAACATGCTACCGACTCTTACTCCAGAAATGGCATGTCAGCTAACGACCGACATGTTCAACAAGCAGGGCAACCTCCTGTCTCTATGGCAAGTCCTTGGGGATAACTTCTATCCAGAGAGATCAGACTTCAGATATCAGAATACCTTGGGATCGGAATTGGCCGACGCTACCGTCGATTCATATCCGCTCATTGCCCGGAGAGATCTGGGCAACTCCTTTCATGCCATGCTTCGGGATGGTCAGTGGTTCGAGCTTACTGTTGGACAGGGAGTCGAAACTGATCGGGATGGCTTAATGTGGATGGAGTATGCAACGAAGAAGCAGTTCAAAGCGATTTCCACCAGGGAGTCTAACTTTGAGAGAGCCGTTAAAAACGGAGATATGGACTTTGCCACATTCGGTAACACTGTAATCTCTATTGAACCGAACAAGGCGTTCAACGGTGTAGTGTTCCGAAATTGGCATTTACGAGACTGTGCCTGGGAAGAGGATGAGTCAGGTAACGTAGAGACTGTGGCCAGGAAGTGGACCCCGACTTTGCATGACATGGCGCGCATCTTCGGTATTGAGAGTCTCTCAAATGAGCAAAAGAAAACCTTCGAGAAAACACCATTCGCCACCACGTCGGTACAGCACCTTGTGGTCCCAGCAGAACTGACTCACGATGAGAGGTTCATTGGGA